TCCTTTTCTGGTGCTTGCAGATTTAGCTACTACCTTACGATGTTCTTCTGAGATTATTTTACCTACATTAGCCTCAGATATTATCTTCTTAACCTCTTCGCTATGAGATTTCCCATAGAACGGATTATTTTCTCCAACATGTCGACCTTTCATCATATTTGACAGTTTTTCTTTAGTCGACTCTACCATATGTCTATCTTTACCGCCAACTTCGATGTTATATCCATGCGGACTTATGGTATTGTGATAGACTATAAGTGCTTTTTCGTACTCGTCTAGTAATGAAACTTCACAGTAAATGATTACTTCGAAGACGAAAGACGAGACTCCATACTTTTGAATTGCCTTATTAATTACTAATTTTCTAGATTTCCTCTTATGAGTCTTAATTCTAGCTAAAACGTCTATGCTCTGTCCAATGTACGACCTTCCGTTCAGTTTATTGGTTATCTTGTAGATTCCGGGTAGACTTTCTATTTTCATTGAAGTATTTAGGATATTTCGAGTCTCAGTCGGCAAATGACTCCGTCAACCTTTTTTTGAATTGGACTATAAATAACATCGAGGTATTAAAATGAGCACCATTCAGAGCGTTAGTGAAAAATTTGATGATGTAATGATGAATGTTTCGGAAGAGACATTTTACGCGCCTGCCGCAATCATGGAATCTCGCCAGTCTAAGATCAAGGCTCCGCCTCTTAGCGATGCGAAGAAGAAGATTGTAGATAATGCAGACGCAAAGAAAGCTAAGAAGGCAGAAGCTAAGAAGAATTTGACTGAAGCCGCAGAAAAGATCTCTGATCTATATACAACCTACATTCTCGAAGGTGTATTGGACAGTGCTAAGGACGTAAATCCTGAGAGTGCTGAGAAGATTGAGGCTTTGAAGTTGGCATTGGCCGAAGCCGCTCTAGGCGCTAAGGAGTTCTTAGCTTGAGACTTTCCGTTCTATACGAGGGACTTGACGAGCCTAGGAGCCTCCTTGAGGATGGCGAGGGGATGAGTGCGGGTGTTGCGGGTGTTGCGGGTGACGCCACTGCCGCATCCGCTGTAGGGCCTGTTGGTGAGCCTGTTGCAGGCATAACCACCACTGCAGACGTTGCAATGTATCCTAAGTATCTTGGATTCTCGTACAGGGGCGGAACCGTCAGGCTAAAAGGTAAGAATAAGAAAAGAAAGAGCCTCCATGAGGAGGCTTTGGATAAGGAATTGGGTACTCTACTAGAGCAATATACTAGTGGACTTTCTAAACTGCCAAATGTTTCGACTGTAGGAGAGGATTAATTCCTCTCTTTTTATATCTATACGTTTTTCATCGAGTTCTCAAGTTCATTGAGTTTTCGTTCTTTTTCGAATAATTCAATAGTCTTTTGTTTAAGCATCTTTGTAATTGCAATTTTATCTTCATTGTCGAGTGCAATGCCGATTGACACTAGTAACCACGAGAAATCCTTAATCGTAGCATTGAGATCGTTCTTGAACTCACCACTGATTTCTTCGTCAGACTTTCCGTAGACATACGATTCGGCAATCAAATCATCTACTGAAACACTTGATTGCTCTTCCGACAATTCCGGCTGACTAAAATGATCTTTACGTTCATCATTTTCAGTTGCGTGTAGAATAGATTGCAATGCAATTTCAACGACACTAATCAAATCATCAACTGTCTGATCGACCTTTGTTCTGAATTTCAGGTTATCTGCCACAATCTGAGCATTCTCTATCATCCCACATACCTTTTCGCCAAAAAGCTCCTTAGGATTGTGCATTTGTAGTCCTCTCGTAAAGGTTAGCCAGTCCCATGGGAGTCGTCGCCCGATGGAGTGGCGTGGTAATCAGGCCGTCGCACTCGATAGTGCCACCCATACAAGATACTGGACGGGTCGCCTACTGTCAACCACCAAAAGTGATCGTTTTAGTAAATATGGATGTCTAAAGGAGAAAATCATGACATTTAGGGTACTTGTTTTGTCTGGTGGTAGTTTGTGCGGTATCATATCCCTTGAAGTACTTAAGAAGATTGAAGAATTGTCTGGGCAACCGATACATAAATTCTTCAACCTGATAATAGGTTCATCTACAGGTACTATCGAAGGTGCGGTATTGGCCGCAGGTGGGTCGCCTAGTGAAATTGAAGACATGTACTTCGCCAACGGCAAGAACATATTCACATATCAATACCCATGGTGGAGGCCGATTAAGAAAATAACCTCTCCATGGTATGATAGGAATAGAGTATTGAACCCCCTTAAGACTATACTTGAGAAATACGGGGCGTCTGAAATGAAGACACTAAAGACAAAGTTTATTGCAGTCACCGTTAATACTCTAGTTGACGAGAATATAAGAATGAGATCATTCGGTGGAGATGAATATGAGAATGACCCTATAGTTGATTGCGTTGCTAAGTCATTTGCGGCAGTTGGATACTTCGGACATTACGTCGACGAGAAGAGAAAGATGATATGTGAGGATGGTGGTGAAGGTCTTGCCAATTTACCTCTAATGTATGGTCTGGCTGAGTCATTGAAGTTGGCGTCTAGCGATGACACTATTGAAATATATGCAGTTGGGGCTGGATATACCAATGACTGTCCTTCGTTCGAAGCGGCAAAGCATCAGAATAACGTGGAGAACCTATGGGATTCTTACTTAGCTGAAGGTGAAACTCTAGCAAGGATACAGGCTAGAATAGAACAAGTTAAGTTATTGCGCGAAATTGCAAATGAAATACCCAATATCAAGTTCACCTACATAGACACCAAAATATCTAAAGATAGTAATACAATGACAGGTTGGAAATATATGAATTACTATAAGGAGATGGGAGCTAAAATACCAGTAACGCTAATTAGCTAACTTGTCCACCTCGCAATTGTTCCATCAGTGCGGCCATGTCGCTACCAGATGCTTTCAATTGCTTGGTTTCTGTGAGTGTCACTTCATTAGCAGGCTGAGCTTTCATCATCTTTGCATTTTCCGACTGCTTCTGGAGTGACATTAGTTTAGTACATGCGTCTAGTACGCTTTTATTCAGGTCTGAGTAAACTTCAAACATTCTAGGCTCAGCACCCTGCATGAAATTACCTTCCATCATCTCAAGCACGGACTGCATCTTGATGATTTGAGTCTTGATTACCTCTCGAAGGAATTCTTTATCCTCGAATGACTCTTCTGGATCTGCTAGGACTTCCTTAGCCACTGTAACTGCAACTGCAGTATTCTTCTTTACGACCTTAGCCAATCCCTTCGCCACAGGAGTCGATCCCATAGGAATATTCATAGCATCCTCGATGCCGCTGAATGCGTTCTTAACTTGTACTAATCTAGTATTGCGGCAATCTACTAGATCGCCGTCTGATCCTAATGCATCACTGCCGAGCCAATCGTCCATGTTTTTATTTATAGATATTCAATCCATAAATACGCATGAGGTATATGAACATGACTAAACCAACCATGATTAGAGTAAAGGGTGAGGAATGCAACTACATCCTAGAGTCTGTTGCTCCAAATAAGACCGGAGAAAAGGTCAAATATAATGACGAAGTATACGTCAAGGAAGAGCTTCCTGCTGAATATGTAATGTTTGAGGGTGTTGCGTACAAGAGAGGTATGCGCATCGACGAATACAATAGAAAAGTACTGACTGAGTCAGCTAATGGGAAGTTTCCATCTAAGATCAGACTCAAGGGCACTAATATTGTACTAGAAGCAATAAATCAACGAAAGGATGCTAAGTAATGTCAGTCGAACAACCAAAAGGCACAAGGGTAATTCTAGAAACCATCGAACCTCGCGAAAAGCCAATGAAGGAGTGCGAGGACGAGCCGAAGGTAAAACGAATCAAACCTCTTTTGTGAAATAGAAAAGGCCAGCGTTAGCTGGCCTTTTTAATTATGTCCCGTATTTTGAATTCCAATACTCTCTGAACAACTTAGCGTATTTTCTTATCCAGTCCATATAGGCAGAATCCCCTAGATCGAATCCATTCTTTTCCGACTCTATCCAGCGATGCTTTTGCATTTCTTCTCGTTGCGCTTCTGCATAAACTCGAAGATCCATAGGGTAGATATTTAGTATCATGCCAAGTATTTGTCAATAAAGTCCTCAATACATGCAATCTCAATGCCGTATTTTTGAGCTTTTTTGACCTTACCTGAAGTTGAATCAAGGTCGGCAACTACCAATACAGTAGTGTTCTTACCGACAGTCGAATCTTCCTTCCAGCCCTTAGCTTCCAGTTTCTTCACTTGAATATCGTTGAATCTGGTTCCTGTAATGCAGAATGTTCCGACAGTCTGAACCACTACAGGATCTACTACGTCTATGATAGTGGCCAAGTACTTGAAGAACTGGGCATATCGATGCATCTGCGCTACGATGTCCTTGCGGAAGTTCTTAATTTCACCCAGCTTCTCGATCTTCTCGGGATTGTCGTAGATGTCTGCGAACTTGAATCCGCTTTCCACAATGACGCGAGAGAATGTCCGGCCACAGGTGCGCAGGAATGTCTGGTAAATGATCTTAGACTCGACACCCTTCCGAATGTTGTCGAAGAATACCATGATCTTCTCTTTTTGCGAGTTTCCTACGGATGGGATCTTCGCATATTCAATGTCATCCACTGAGACATTGTATAGATCAAGAACCTCATTTACCTTGAAGTGCCTGAATACCTTAGTCATCACGCCATTACCAATTCCCTCTGGATAGAAGAATTCGGCAAATCGAAGCAGTTTAGACTGTTCGATATTGGGGCATGTTGGGTTGACACAGTAGTAGTGCTCTCCGTCAGCTTCGCCCGGAGTACCACATACAGGGCAATTTGGCACGAGTGCATTATCGTCTAGGAGATATTCACCCTTAGATACTACCCTAGTTGCATATGGAAGAATCTCGTTGGTGCGAATAATCTCGACGACGTGGTTTTCGTAGAGAGGCCAGAAACCTTCTCTAATTGCACGACCGAAACTACCGAGGGAGGCCCTCTTGAGCATCGCACCATTCATGTTGACTGGCTTGAGCAATAGAACAGGAGTGAATCTCTGATCGATTCCTACTGTAATGTCATAGCCTTCGCCAATGGTGAGTCGCTTCTCGTCTTCGAACTTAAATGCAAGGAGCGATCCAGTTGGAGACTTGAATACTGCACCGTCACATTCGTATGGGTGGTTATCCTTATAGTCAGCCTTGAACTTCTCGATGTCCTTGATGTACTCGATAGTGAATTCGTCTTGAGGCTCTACCTTGAAATACTCGCTCCAATTGAAAAGGTCATATAGATCCTCTCCAGTATCGGTGTCGGTGAAGGTAAATGAAAGGAAATCCACAAACTCCATTTGTGTTTCCCAGTCATCCTTGCGAGAGATGATACCTGCGACGATATTTCGGCTAGACTTCTCAATATTGAAGCCATTTTCTACAGTGTAGTTGGCCTTACTAATCGCCGCTTCGCCTCGAACTGAGAAATTCCGCAGGAAAGGAACTTCCATCGGAACTTTCTTGACGAATTTAACGCTACGGTCAATACCGATGTTATTTCGTCCACGAGTTCCACTACGCCAGTACTTTCCGTTCCTGTAGTAATGAACGATTGAGTTTCCGTCGAGTTTGGAAGAAAGTCGACACTTTCGGTCGCCAATCCACTTAATCACCTCGTCGATATTCTTCTCTTTGGTGATAGATCCTACGAAAATAGGATGCTCGAACTTGTCCTTTTCGGCAACTCCACTGAAGTCGTAGCCATATCCAACCATGCTAAGCACTGGGTGGTTCGGGTTCAGTAGCCGAAGCTCATCCTCGGCGTCGTTGAAGGTCTGGTCGTCTACAGCGGCCTCGCCAGTCTCGTAGTATTCGTAGGCCCACTGAGTCAATGCTTGGGCCAGATAGTCTTCTCTAGTCATCGCTACCTCCTGTACCATAATAGTAATTTAAGATGCGCGAACTGTCTACTATTATCTACATCTTTTTTCAAAATGAATGCAATACTATAAATATTTGAATGAGTCCAGACCCACACCAAGCAGAATTTGATAGACTCTATACTGAGATCACAGAACTTAGGCAGTGTAAGACTGAGTTGGCATCATTGAAAGAATTCAAGTTAAATTCCGAAAACAAATTCAACGAAATTAGAGATAACATAGAGAAGTTGTTCAATAAGATCGAGGGTAATGGACGGAAGGGTTTGAAGGACGAAATCGCAGAAATTAAAGAACTTCTTGGTAAATTTGACGAAAACGTAATTGAAGTATATGACCGGATTGAGAAAATAGAAGCACTGCTAGAAAAGACCATTAAAGAAGTATATGAACTGACACCAATTGTAAAAGCCTTGATGAACGTGGAGAGTGAGCGCAGGACTGAGAAAGCATCATTCAGGCGCGAACTCAGGATGTGGATTATTGGATTCATAGGTACAGTACTATTGACAGCCGCAGGTAATTGGCTTGCTATCAAGGATAATTCATCGAAGCAACCAAAGCCAGAAGAGATCAGGGCCATTGTGGTAAAAACTATTAGTCAGAATAGCACTAGAGATTCATTACTATTGAAACTTAAACAGTTAGACTCAACAGCAAACTCAAAATAAAAAAGCCTCCCAATCGGGAGGCTCTTTTTTTGCTTACTTGCCGTGTAGAATCAGGTATTCCGGAGACTTCACCTTGAAGTGATCGTCCTCGAAGTCGAATACTAGTCCCTCTCTAGGAACCTTCACCCCCGGAACAAGTTCGTCAGTTCCATTGGAGAAATCCAACAGTTCCTGAACAGTGTCTGGCAGTGCGAACTTTTGAGCCACGACAGGGACATGGTCGAATTCGTACTTGAAGCAGAATTCTAGCATGTCGTCAAGGTTATACATGTGCCTCAACCCAATATCCCAAATCTTGAAGATGAAGAACTTGTGAGAAGGCAACTTGTAGATATTACCCTGAATCTTACCTCCAGCATGTTCACCCTGAAGCATTAGATTCTTATTGATCGACTTGAGTCGAGCCTGAATATCCAATTCCTTCACAGTCTGCCAGAATCTGGAGCCGTCGTCGGTCACCAAATGCCTGTGATGAGTGCAAACTCCAAAGTCATTTCGGGTGCGAAGGCCAAACAAGGTTGGGACTTGATGATTGTAGGCAGACATGGACTGTCCTTCAATCTTGGAAGTCACATTCCATACTGCACGGTCACCGTACTTTGCCTTCATGCGAGTGAACACCTTTTGGATGTTCTCCTCGTCAGTCTGAGAGGCCATCCAAGGCTCCCACTTCCCAGTACGATCCATTCCCTTGAAGCTATCCTTACCCTTGCGGTAGAGAGCATAGCGCATGAAGTGATGATCGAGGAACTTCTCGAAATCACCCTTCTTGTTCAGTACGGTCTGTTCCTCAGTATTCACATCCTCGGCATCTTCTACCACCTTGGTAATACCGAGTGAGGCAGTTACGTCCAGTCCCTCAACAGGGACAATATCCGGTGGGAGGATGGATAGCGGGAAAATGATTCCCTGAGAAACCACCTTATTCAGGAACTTACGAGCCTTGATACGGAACTTCTTGGCACGGAGATCTTCAAATTCAGGTCTGGTATTCTTGGCGATGATTTCCTCACGCTCAGCTTCTAGCTTTGCGATGTCATCTCCAGTAGCCTTCTTCAGGAGAGTCTTGATTACTCCGAGACGGGCCTGATCTGCAGGTTCGAGTCCATCAGGTAGGATAGAATCCACCTCAATGTACGCGACGAGGTCACCCTTCTTGTAGCCGTTGCTCTTCTGGCTCACGACATGAAAGTCAAGAACCTGAACCATTTCGATATTGTCAGCGCCTTCGATGGGGTATACAGTAACCACCTTCTCAATATGCGCAAGTGCTCTTTCAGCCATTGTCTTCTCCTATGTAATTCGCCACTTCTTGTAGCGTCATGTTTCTTAGTTTTTCTCGAATGAATTCTTGTACGAGTGTGGCATCTAACTCTGCTTTTCGCAGTTCCTTAAGTTTCTCCACATATTCCATGTATGAATCACTAGCTTCAAGATTCAATGCTCGAAGCCTAGTATGTGACGCAATCAGCATATGCACCGAACTCTGCGATATTTCAGTACCGCCTAGTATGGAGCTTATGTACTCTCGTATGGTACTCGCAATGTACTCGTCGCTTGCAATCTCCATATGTCCTCCGAACAACTACTTGAACTTAATCCACCTGCCACTAGAAGCACATAGTGTACTCCATGGATCATAGTATATCACACTGCCGTTATTCTCAGAAATCCATTCACCTTCACTATTTCTAGCAAAAGGCCCATTCCCTTCTTTCCTACTAGCAACAACTGCCTTCGCTAGTTTATTCAAATCACTAGGGTCTATTTGATAGTATTCGATTTCATGTGATTCTAGAACAGTTACGATATTATCGCATTCTTCAATTGCGTCTGCGTCGAATACATCAAGAATTTCAGGTTCGATTTCTGGATTTTGTATCACTTCTGCAGGAATTTCGCCTCGAAGCACCCCTAGCAATTCAGCCCGTAGCGCCTCGAAATCCATACCCATATCTACATCTAACTTAACACCCGATGCGAATATCCACTCACCGTTGACTTTGCTTAGTCTTGCTACGTTCCCTATAGCGTTTTCATATTCCTTAGTGAGTACATCGTCAATAAACGAAAATACTCCACGCACAGTGGCGTCTTTAACACTAAAAGATAATTCAGCATATCCATTTTCTCTACAAGTCTCGTGATATATGCAGACGTATGAAGTATAGTCCTCTTTATGTCTGTAATTAAATCCGTAATTGTAAATATGGAGTTCCCATTTACCTTCAGAGTCTCGACATAGGTAAGTGTACTTATTATTTGCCTTTACTCGCATAGTATTCATGCAGTAAAACAAGTGATTGGCAAGATCCAGCGTTATTGGCTGGATTTCCTTGATATGCGCCTCGAAATCGGTAAATTGAATCTTTTCCATGCCATTAATTATAGCATGGAAAAGATTTTCGAATTAAACCAACAACTCAGAGAGGATGGAACTGACGAATTTCATGTCGGCCTTACCCTTGAGTTCAGGGTTCAGTTCCTTCATGATCATTCCCATCAGCTTCTTGGACTTCGTGCCTCCGTTGGCGATCCGCTCGACAGTCTCTACGACGATCTCGCGAACTTTATCCTCACTCAACTGCTCAGGTAGGAATTCCTTGAGGACATTTACTTGGAAAGTCTCATTCTCCACCAAGTATTCTCGACCAGCCGCCTTGAACTGGGTGATCGAGTCTTCGCGTTGCTTCACTCCCTTGACGAGAGCACCCATCACGTCGTCGTCGACGACCTCTTCGCGACAAGCCTTCTTGGCCACGTTGCGAATATCGCTGACGAGTGTACGAAGGATCAGCAGTCGAGCAGAATCCTTGTTCTTAGCGGCCTCTACAACCGCAGTATTCACTTTTTCGAATAGGTTAGTCATGGCATACCTCATGGTATATTGTTGCTTCTACGTTATTGTGTCCTGCATCAAATCCTAGAAGAGAATCCTCTCCATATTTCGAAATAAGTTCATCGATCTTATTTCGCCATACAGAAAGGGCTAATTTAGGATCATCTAGTTCATGACACTCTCTTTCGATGTGGAAATTATCGAGGGCCATGGCTATTGTACTGTTCGACATGACCATTGCCACACATCTTCGGAATGAAGAGTGAGGCAAAAATGCCGACGATGACGATAACGACCATCAATTCAATGAGAGTAAATCCCTTTCGCATTCCATTCTCCTTAGTTTAGATGACGAACTCTGACTTCCAGAGATCTTCGAACTTTGTCCACACCCTTGAGTTGTTCTTTCCAGACAGTAACCATTCGGTGAACGGCAGAAAGTCATGATCCATGTACCTGTAGAACATGTACCCACTGAATCGCTTCAAATCTCCCAGTTCATTCACCTTCAGTGCGAAAGTCTTACGATCAATTTCGCCAAGGTTGCATGACTGGAGGAATTCCTCGATGCTGGGGTTATATCCCACGATCTTGGTGCGCAGAGTCTCGATTGCATTCTTCTGCATCTCGGTGAGATCAGAATAGAAGTCGTCGATGATACCTGCGAAGAACATGTCGAGGAGATTATTGACAGTGTGTCCCTTATCTCCGCCTCCGATTAGGCGGTGAAGTACTAGGTAACGCTGATTCTTCATCTTCCCGACGGGTACTGGGTTCGAAAGTACGAATCCTTCAGGGTTCTGTCCGTATCGAGGGTCAGTTGCCATCTCCTCTACGAACATTTCCAGAGCCTCTAGCGTCCTTTCGACCAACGGCAACTCAGACACCTTAAGTCGATGCGGACGAAGCTCATTGAAGTCCTCAGCCGCATTGTCAAGCTCCGCAGTCGACATGTACTCGCCAGTTCTGACGTTACGAGCCAAGAGCAAGAAGATAGAATCCTCAGGATAGTGAGTGACGATGATGTTGTAGTTCGTGCAGAGTTCATGGAAGTAGCAGAACTCTGGATTTGCCTTGGTGAGCGCCTCTTCCCCAAACAACTTCATGAACAGTTCAGCGAAAGTGAACCCATAGTCGCTAACCCTGCAAGGGATGATCTTCCCGAGGGTGGAGATTCTCCACTGCCCTCGCCAGAAATACATCTGAATCGCAGAACCGTCAGCCTTCTGAACCAATTCAAGATTCTCGAAGTCTCGAAGGAAGTTCTCCTTCTGAGAATAAGGGCAATGTCCCTCTCGCAAATTGAAGAACTTGACAGGAGGTCGAGAGACATACTCCCAAGAACCGTCAGACAGTCGCTCCATGATGGTTCCACGACACTCGAAAGTGACTGGATTCCACTTGACCGCGATCATGTCGTACTTGAAGAGATACAGTTCATCGACAACGTCGACCATAACTCCAAAATCGGCAGAAAACCGAGTCTTAATATCTTCGACGGTCGCTCCGCTATCTGGACCGAACATCTCATTCAAAAAATCACGCAGTGTAGACATATCGTACCTCCTTTCTGATAGGAAAGATACTGGAAGTCTTACGTTCTGTCAACTATTTTCTTCAGATTATCATCTGAGAAAAGTTCTTTCTGTCTCTTGGATACCATTTCCCTTGCAGTATCCCAATCAACCCAACAGAAAGCGTCGTTTTCAGGTAAATGACTTCCGGTGATTCTAGATGTACATTTCAGTGTCGATTTAGTTAAGTCTATTTTTGACTCTACATAATAAACATATACCGATTTCTTTGTAGTTCGATACCTGAAGAGTAAATCTTCATACATCACCGCATTACCCTTAGAAACAAGCATGGGAATATTAATTCCAGTTTCCTCGACAGTTTCTCGTATTGCAGTTTCTAAAAGAGTATCGTCGCCTTCGACAATACCCTTAGGGACACCCCAATGTCCGTCGTTTCTGGAAAAACTACCATTAAAGCATGTCGCATGACATAGTAAATATTTCCCGAAACAATTAATTAGAAAACCTGAAGACTTCACTGTAATATTTAGTCCTTTATTATTAGATTCCGAGATCGAATTCATATCCATCTGCCATTTCGGATGCGGGGATCTTAGGCTTGGGTCCGGCGTACTGCTGAAGAACGTCACAACAATTGTGTCCATTCTTAGCGTCGACCTTTTCAAACAGTCCGGGGTGCCTCGGAAGGACCGACTGCTCATACCAAGTCAAGATGGTACCCTGAAGTTCCTCATCGGTGAAGTTGAAGAGAATTCCATTGTCTCGATTGTACTTCTTGATCTCAAGCCAAGTGTAATAGCAGTTCCGATCCTCGACCTTGCGATCATCAGGACTCAGCATGTACCTGTACTTGTGATATGCGAAAGTAGCGATCAGAGCGACGAACCGCTCAAACACCTTGGAGGTGTTCAGCCAGATCTTCTCCTGATATTCGTCGACAGTTTCTCCCTTAGTCTCGACAGGGTTCTTGAAATTCTCAACCGCAAATTCAGTGAGCATTTCGGAAACTTCGTCGATACCCTCAACGTACTCAACAAGCTCATTCTCGTCGATACACTTCCGGAGTTCGGAGAATGCGTGAGAGAATGCGTGGAGGTATACGTCGATTTCGCTGTTCCGATCCCCGTAGAGATTGTGGAGTTCGCGACGTACCATGAATTCGCCCGAAAGATAGCGGACCTTAGCCTGCATCTCCGGGTTCTTGATTTTGGTCCAGATGATTTTCATAGTACCCTCCTTGTTCTTACCTAAGATACGACAAGGAGGGTCGATTGTCAACCAATGAAGTAGGTTTTCACTCCAGCGCGACTAAAAACGTCATCGGTTAGTGAGCAGTTGTGGTCTGCCCTCTTCTCGTTGAAGTAGTAAACGTGGGCGATCTTACGCTTGATGATCTTAGATGCGCATCGAGGGCAAGGATAGTGTGAACAGATCAGCAAATGGTCTGGTAGGTAGATGGAATTTGCGTAATCAAGAGCATTCTCTTCAGCATGAATGACCAGTGCATTCTTGATGTCCCTATCGTTCCAGTATTCAGGGAGATCAGGAAATCCTGCAGGAAATCCATTATATCCTTCAGACACAATCGACAAGTCAGGACGAAGAATCATCGCACCTACCTTAGTTCTTGGATCTTTGGATAGAGATGCATATTCAACTAGCATCTTCTTGAATACTTCTAGCTTATGGGATGGAATAGGTCCAATACTCACAGTCTACGCCTTTCCTCAATGTCATCTTCTTCACTAATTTCACTAGATTCACTCGGGAGTGAAAAGTATATTGCGATGAACGGCAAATGGAGGACTAACATCCTCCAATACTCAGACTTCGAATAACTCACACCAAATCCGATGAACAAATCGAATTCGACTGCGAATCCCATTACATCATAGGTCCAGAGTTCCATGGAACTCCAGCAAACTTGAAGCTACCTGCCGCCATTTGCTTATCAGCAATATTGCCAGTCTTCTCATTTACTACAGTATCTGTAACTTCGCTTCTATTCTTGAAGAGAAGTTCAAACACTTCGCCAGTTTCACGATCTCTATAGTCAACTAACACGCAAACCCCCTTAAGGTTTAGCTCCGTATATCTCAAAACGATAATATCCGGGCTGGACGCAGGTCACAAACAAGTCTCTAGTGATTATTCTAACATCATTTGGAGGGCAGTTGATCCAAGTACCGTCATCTAGTCTCTTCTTCTGCAGGATGAAGTAGTCGTCCCCTTGTATGCGGTTATTGGTTACGCATTTTACGTTAGGGACTAGCTTAACTACAATTTCACCCCAGAAGTTTCCTTCGAGTACTTTCATACCACTAATTTATGTCAAACCTCGTCGAAGCGCAACTTGTGTCTAATCTTCACTAGGCGAATAAACATCTGGTCGTCTTGAATTCTGTCTCTAGGGTTCAGACCTCTGAAAGCCCAGTAGTCTAATAGAGTCTTGATCTCATTGTGGAGATCACAAGCATCCTCGAATTCCTCTTCTGTCTTATACCAAGACAGTTTAGGTTCGTCATTATTGCCTGTCCAGTTCTTGTAGAACATATCAAAGGTAGTACATAGTAGATCCTCAGGGAAATCTTTCCTGAAGAACCGAGCATAGTATTCCTTCAAGGTGTACTTGAAAAAGTACTTAACCTTGCTATTCTCCCGGAGAGTGATCCTCTCCATCGCGTCGATGTGTCGCTTAGTCTTCACCTTTACCTCCGTTATAGCTGATTGTAGCACAAGGACTCGCTAAATAAAGCTGTGGACCTCCACATTAACCTTAAACCATCGAGAATGAACATGGACTATAAAGAGATCAAGAAGTTGCAGAAGCTAGTTAAGAAGCAAACTGCGGCCTACACACTTGGACGAAACACTGACATTGAAAATACTTTTCCAGTGAGGTCCGAAAAATTTCAGGCGTTTAATATCGGGCGTGTCGAACGTATTCGACGCTTGGAAAGAAAGAAAGGGTAAGTATGAAGGACAAGAGGGACGGCAAGGGTAAAAGCACTTACGCGAAAAAAACCCGTAGGGCAACTTCTCAACCAACTGACGGATTCGTAGGTAGCGAAGTTAAGCTATACCTACCTGACGAATATAAGTCTAGTGTGCTATGTGATCTTGTTCTAGGCGAACTACATAAGGTAGCTTCGTTTAGTCACTATGACGTTGGGAAGAATGTCGTTAGATTCGTCTCTAATGGGAAACTTGATAAGCTCCGTTCAGTAGTGAACGTGATCGAACAGGTTTATCGCATTGAGTCTGAAACTGAAGGAGAGATATTCGACTTTGAAGTTGAAGAGCTAATCGAAGAGTATTTCAAGAATACTAACGACCAAGCGTATATTTGGAATAAGAATGCGATCTTCGAGGATGCTAAGGGTAGATACTTCACCCCTAGGACCAAGAATCAGATTGATCTGGTCGAATCCATCAGAAAAAACACCGTCACTATCGTAGAAGGTTCAGCAGGTACAGGAAAATCTAGAATTGCCCTGATCATGGCCCTTAATATGTTGCGAGATAATCGAGTCAGTAAGATTATCATTATTCGCCCTCTTGTTGCTGTAGGCGGGGACATTGGATTCCTTCCCGGAGGTGTTGATGAGAAGATTGATCCATACCAGAGTCCAATTTCTGAAGCTCTCGTCGAATTGATGGGTAGAGAAGAATACGACGAGGCAACTGAAGCTGAAAGAATTGAACTATTCCCTGCGGCATTCGCTCGTGGTTGTAATATTTCTGATGCAGTCGTGATTGTGGATGAAGCTCAGAACTTCGATGAAGTTACTCTACTCACCCTATTGACCCGTATCTGCGGAAATACCAAGATGATTCTAACTGGCGACTCCTCACAGGACGACAGAAAGAATAGACATAGGGAGCCTTCGGCCCTAGCTTCCTTGAAGAATAAGCTCAAGGACATTGAGAATATTGGAATAGTCGAAATGGGAGTCGACGACGTTCAGCGAAGTAAGATCGTTAAAGACATCCTGACAGCATTTCAGGATTAACTAAAGCCCCCTCGAAAGAGGGGTTTTTTGTTTACCATAAATAAAATCATGGCTCACGATTTATACTTGAATTCGAATGAAAATAACTGGAGTGAAATGGATAAGAAGCTGATTAAGGCTTTCGTAGAATATCTATTCAGTGAGTTAGTGATCAAGTATCCAGTAAAGATCGAACTCAAACAGGCTTTTGAGGACGGTAATGTGGCAATAGCGACTGATTTGCGACTTGCGTATGTACTACCTGAAGAAAGATCGATCATCGTGTATTGTAAGTCGCGAGGTCTTATGGACATCCTTAGATCTATTGCCCATGAAGTAATACACATGGAACAGCAAGACAAGGGTATCTTACAGGGTATTAGTATTGCCTTTTACTTGCCGGACGAAAACGCTGAAGGCTATAATCTAGAATATGAGGCTTATGGATTATCCGGGATCATAGTTAGGAATTTCCGAGCTATCCTGAATGAGATGAGCAAATAAGAAGGAGCTTTCGTGAAAGTATTCGAGGTGTGTCTCACCAATTACTGTAACTTCAGATGTGAATACTGTATCTCAGACAAAACTAGAGGTGCCGATAAATTCTCGGAGCCGCTTAAGTTAGACAGTGAAGGTAATCTACTCGTACATGATAAGGAATTGTCGAGCGAGGAAGTGGCCAAGAGAGTGCGTATGCTGGCCGAAGAAGGTCAGGGTGCATTGGACTCCTATGTTCAGGCGGAACACGACGCATGGTACGCCAATAGGCACCTGAAGCACGACTACACTGACTGGTTGAACTTCGACGCTCTCATTGCTTTCGTAAGAAACAACCTGACGAGTGACTGGGTGATCAATCTAACTGGAGGGGAGCCGCTATACTACCCTAAGATTGAAGATTTGATCGTTGAGTTGGTAAAGACTAACGCAGTTCTCCTAACTTCTAACGCTTCATTGGTCAGGAATAAACCATCTCTACTAGAAATACCTAGAGATAAGCTATATTTCCGAGTAGGGTATCATCCAGAATACAGAAACCTAGAAACTTTCGTAAAATGCATTGACTATTTGGTCGAAAACAACTTCAAATATGTGATCAACTATGTAGCACATCCAAAATACTACGAGGATTCATGTGAAGACTATAAGAAACACATTGATTTACTCATAGAGCATCAATATCAGTACGAAGTGACTCCATTCGAGGGGAATTACAATGGGAAGTCATATCCTTCTATGCGATTCAATAGGTCTGAACAGGAGCAATACCTATTCGGTCCTACCGATCAATACAAGCAGGTGCATTCTCCCATGGGTACTTCATTCTTAATGTGTGAGCCTAATGGAAAGATCTTCGAATGTCAAGGAAAAGGATCTCAACTAGGTGACGTATATGACAATGCAGTGAAACTCGCTAAGGTACAGCACTCGCCGTGCTTCTCGTTCAAGGGATGCTACACTGCTAGATCAGCAAACACCTACCTAGATACGTTTTTCGGGTCTAAGCTAGGGTAATTTTGGCTTTATGGGCTACTAAATAAAAACAAACCACCATCACGGGGAAAACATGAGCGAAACATATAAGAAGACACTGTCACGAAACGAATACCTTGCAATTTTCAAGATGTGCGAGTATTTCGACGGAAGCGAGACTGCTAGGTTTGTCGCAACCGGGGTAAACGAACGAATCAGTAAGGCTATCCGAGCAGGAGCCGTCAAGGTTCTTGAGTTTGACGAGAATAAGAAGCCAGTTCTCGACGATAAGAATGAGCAGAAGTATAGACTAGAGTCACCTAAGAGCATCGAAATCGTGTTCACTAGGGGTGAACTCGACGGAATGTATATAGGAATCAAGGAAACTGTCAGGAAGAACACTGTCATGGCAGGCGACCTCGCTCTGATCAAGGACATCTGTAAGAGCCTCGGTATGAGTAAGCGATTCGCCAATTACACTGCTGAAGTTTTCAAGCAGATAGAAGTAAATCGTGAGCCGCTAGACGAAGAAATCATCACTGAGCCACTTGACTAAAACAGACCCTCCAATTGGAGGGTCTTCTTTTTTTTGATAGAAACAATATGATAAGGAACGATAAATAATTGGCATGTTGAACCTGAATGAAGTTTCTGGAGTTAAGTCATCTCCAATATCGAAGAACATACTTGAGAATTCTATAGGGAATAACACTCTGAAGGATTCGAGGGCTTATTCTAACTACGAATTCCTAGTAGATAGTATAGAGAATGGGTCGTTTAGAGCGCCTTCTGTGATACTTGCCTCTGGTTCAGGTGGATTCTACCCTAAGACCGCTGAATACCAGAATAACTTCTACTCAGCCAACATATTTGGTAGAGATGATTATCTGAATTCATGGCAGGAGTCGTATAGAACCGACGAAGCATTCGAATTGACATACTATGATGGATCTACTATTTTTAGAGAGTTCAAGATCGACCCCGGAACTGGAAGGGGTAAGATAAAGTCCCTCGAAACCAGAAACGGAAATCTACCCGGACAGGCAGGATTCACTCAATTCATCATGGGTTACAATGCAGATGCCTCAGTTGATGACGTGGGTTTCTATAGACACAACTTCAGGACTCGTCATAGTTCAACAAACAACAATGAAAATGCAATCGACGTGTTCCTATGGGATTCTTCTAAGGATTCTAAGACTGCACTCGGTTCCCGTAGGGTGATTAGCCTATATGGCAATGGAAACTTCGAACTAGTAAGCGGAACTTCAATATTTGGGCCTGTGAATATATCAATATCCACAACTGCAGAGAAGAATACCGAAAGAGATACCCTAGCAGTTGACGGAAAGGGTGTAATATACTTCAACGAAACCACCAATAAACTCAGGTACTCCGAAGACGGTGGTCTTTTCAAGAACTTCGGAGCGGGAAGTGGCGCTGACTTCGCACTGGAGACTTGCTCACTCAATAAGTGCTCCCTTGTAAATACACCAACTCACACCGGAGATAAGAATCAGAACAACGTAAAGAACTTTTCTTTCGTGGTTAGAATGTATAGTCACAAAAAGGCTAAAATCAAGAAGATTTACGTCCCAACTGTCGGCGGATCTATGCAAGTTGCCATATATTCCGACGAGATAAATGAATTTTCTGAAAATGGACCTTCGAGATACAGTAGTGAACAGTTAATAGCATATAGTAAACAATACGCAGGTCGTAATGCAGGTGGGGCAGGTTCTCCATTCTACACGCCTTTCTCAGTGCAATTAGATAATCCTACATACTGGGAGTTTTACGATAGATATAATGCCAATCCAAGCACAACAATAACAGAGGCCATTGTCGCAGGTAGCTTCTCAATTGCCATTTCAGTGTCGTGGGATCAGACTGAGACTATATCTAGCGTAATGGCTGAATTACTACCTTACTATATTTCAGACCCTACTAAGATTGACAATTTGACAAACAATGGCACAAACGGTATGAATTTTGAAATGCTAACATATGATATGGCTAATGACACTAACCCTACTAGTAGCAGTAATTATACCCTACATAGTAATAAGGCCGACAGAGTTAGCATGTCAATAACCCAGCAACACTTCCAGAAATTACTAAATTTCGTCCCGTACATTAAAGTTGTACTAGAACCAGTAGAGGCATAAAATGAGTAACTACATAGCAAACGAGCCATATGTATTAGTGTCTGAAGATACTCATACTATTAGCATGAAACCATTAGCCGAGGTCATGAAAGGTGATAGAACATATGAAACGATACCTGATCTAGTTCATGAATCTTCATACGCCAATGGAGTATATACTGCAGGAGATGCGATAATTGCGTTACATGCTGGTTTCGACGTTGCGGAATCTTGGGCTGACGGTGAGATTAAGCAATTCTACATTAGAGGACTATGTAATCCGATCAAGTTGAATGGATCTAATAGCTTCGATTCGACTACATTCAATAAGGTAGTTGGCAAGATCATCATTAGTGTAGAAGACGAAAACTCACTATTCTACATGGCAAGTAATAGCTACTTGGATAATCATGTAGTTAGTGACGAGACTTACATATGTAAGGAAGTTAGGTCATATACAATAACTCTTGAAGTGAAGAGAATTGCCGCTAAACTATGGGTTACTAGCGTTAAGTATACTCTACCATACTTCTACGAGGATTCAGTTACTGGAATATATTCACAGGGTGAATTTACCTTCAGGTCGTTTGGAACACTATATCCCGGTGGCACTAGTGATAGTAATTACACTGAGATGATACTAAAATACGGAACCCCATTCTCAACTAACGATATTAAGAAAGTCACCATTACTATAGGGACTGACTGGATGCCGTTGACTGAAATTGGTTCATGTAATAATTGGATAGCACTATTCTCGCCAGATACTGCAGGTAATAAAATGTACCTGACAGTTAAACCCTACGACATCACTACCCTCGTTTAAGGAATAAATAGGAATAGCAATGACACAAACATCAAAATACTACAAAATGGACGATGGCGACCCTTCGTCGGTTAGATTAGCTGAATTCCCAGCACCTGCTGAATCTCTAGGTACTGACGTTAACGGTAATGTCGTCGACACCTCCAATAGAAAAGTAGGCGGTGACCTATCAGGTACTTTACCTAATCCACTAGTCAAGCAGATCACTGGTGTAGGTGCTGAAGTTACCGCTTCGATTGCGCCCTTCACATGGGAACCGTCTAGTCATTCCGCGCCAAATGGCGGTAGGGGTATTGGATTCGGAAAGATCTTTAAGAATGGCGTAGAGGTTGACGCTTGGCTTTCAATTGGCGAGAAGGGTGAGCATTGGGTCACCACTAATGAATGGAAGACTGCAACTAGGTCTGCATACACAATGTCTGCTCGTAGATGGGGAGAATCTAAGTTCGTACATAACGCCTCAATTGGGAAGGATATGTGGATATTTGGATGGGATGGTACTGGATATGCATATGTCCCCCATGAAGCCGCATCGTATGAAACTGACGGAACATTGAAGCTATCTGCTTGGAGGGTTACGGGTGACGGTTCCTTATTCTACGGAGTAACTGCAACTGGAGCTACTGACACTTTACTTGAGAGTCGCCCAGTATATGTAACTGACCTATGGGGTAATCCTTCTTCATTCTCTGCAGTAATTCCTAACATAGGAGACATTACTAAGAACAAAAACACTGGTACTATAATGTGGGTTGGTTATGCCCACGAGGTTGTCAGGACTCAAGACTTCCAGCACTTCTCTATTGTGCTACAGCGATCTCCAACTCAGACTGACATAGGAAATGGAATATATTATCCTACAGGTGCAATATCTTGCGACCAGTATGGTAATTGGATTGTCATGGAGAGAGAATCTGGAACACTATGGATCAATAATCATGATGGAGAGGCAGGTAACGTAGGTAATGGATACCTAGACTATTGGAGAATACTAGATTCGATTACTCTTGACGACGTAGTAGTTACCAATAAGAGATTAAATCAGTCAGGACATAACGAAACATGGGCTAATATGGTGGCGGCTTATGGCCGTTGGATATTCTGTCAGGATCTTGAATTCGTAAATCCACACTACGGCCCTGCGTTCATATATACTGACGACCTGATTAATTTCTACTCATATACTTCAAATGCAAATGTATATTCATTCTATTCTTGCGACACTGATGGAATTAAGTTCTTTGCCACAAATTCAAAAGCAAGCGTTTCGCCTGCAGTATATAGGCTACTAGTCAATGAAGTGCCTGTACATAGAATGCTCGTATGTGAAAAGGGTATTCAGATTGCTGGCGATGCATTCCTATCTGATCTGAAAAATGCAACTAGCATAGGAACAGACGAAAATGGTAAAATGGTCGCAAAGTACGACACTACATCACCGTCGAAGAAGTATTACACTACAGCACCTGATCTAGTGAGAGGTGATAGTAGCGAAGTAATGGCTGTAAGCGCAACCTTCAATGGAATTGATACTGTTGGATGGGCTGTGAATGAGATAGTTGAATTAGAATTCCATCTAATGATGCCTCCATTGGAATTGAATGGTTCATTGACTAGCGGTGGAAGTAAAGTTGTCAATGTGGCAGGGCCTCCTAGGCAAGTATTCTTCCTATTCGAGAACACTGCACTAAACACTGCAGGCATATTCCAAGTACAAGGACTAATGAATGACAGGCCATATGCAGGTACTTCAGTAGTTAAGACTTCAAAGCGTCCGTACAAGGTAATCCTAGAACTAGAGAAGGTCGCCAATGACATTATCGTCAGAGGTGGAACTGTGAGCGTTCCGTACTATGTAAGTGGAAGCGTCGAGACTGAGGGTATACTGTCTTTCGGATATGTGTACGACAATCTACTAGGTAAATTATTCCGACCAAGTGCAGTTCCGGGTAACAATCTAGTTGGCGAGTTCGACCATTTAACAATCGGATTGAACTTGGATTGGCTTGGAGAACTAGCCCTTACTGGATGCGAAGTGTTCTCTAGTGCTTTCATTGCTGACGATTCACTAACTGCAGTACTCGAAGTAAATAGACTAAAGAAGGGTGCATAATGACAGCTAAATCAAAATACTATAAGATGACCGAGGGTGATGATCTCACTCTTAAGTTGACTGAATTCCCCCCGAGTGCCGTTGCAATCGGTACTGACGTTGACGGTAATCCACATGACGCAACTGGAATGATTGCAACCTATCCTATTGCACAAGAATTGTATCCTATTTCTGCAGGCGATAATACCGGGAACATACAGGCACCATATACATATGCTTTTGCATTTGCACCTAAAGGGTCGTTCACTGTCACTAAGATGAGAATAATGTGTATCACTGCAGGTGGTACTTCTTGGCCTTTGAAATTGGGTATTGTTACGGCTGAACGGGTAAACGGGACTTATGTTTATACTTGTGTTGGGGTTGCTCACTTAGCAAATCCAGTGCAGGGGCTGAATACTGTCAACCTAGACGCACCTGTCTCGGTTGAAGGAGGTAATATGTATTACATGGCTGTATACAATCCGGGTGTAAATACTTTCATGCTAATCACCAATAGAATATCAGCAACACTAACCCCAATGATCATACTTTCTGACCCTAACGATAAAATAAATGTAGGAGATACTCTACAGGTGAACAATACAACCGGATCTAGAATCTGGATGGAAATCAGCCAATAAAAAGGAACATGATGAATTCTAATAACCTCGCGGTATTCCGCATAAAAAACACTTCAACCAAAACAATATGTGGTATTCCAGTGGCAGGTAATAAAATCGTCCTACTGAACCCACAGTTCTATCATACTGTAGGGGTTGAGAATATATTATCAGCCATCAATGACGGCACTTTAGTAGCGTCTGATATTAGTGGTGCTGAACTAAAGTTCTACGACGCATATACGTTCATACAGTCCACCTACGGGGAGATTATCAAGTTCATACAGAACTTAGAATCTTCAACCGCAATCAGTCCCACCCGCAACCTAGCAATTAGACTACTGTGGAATCTAGAAAACGTATCTGCAATAGTATCTCTAGTTGGAGAGGATATACTCAGTACTGACTTTAGTTCATCGGGTGTTACTAGAAGTGCAACAATTTCAAAAATAACCCCAATATTCCAACAATTATCAATAGGGCAGTTCACTGAGGCTGTTTTGTCATTGAGTAACCTTGCAACAGACGCATTCTACACTGTAGGTAGGATTGACATGTACAAGACAATGATAGCTGGCATAGATTCATTCAACTTCACCGCATAATGTCTGATGTGAAGAAGAAAGTGACACTGAAACAACTCCCTTCGGAGTTGTTTTCACTATATTCGAAATATCACGAAGTTCTACTAGTTAGTCCAAAGTTTGAGATTCCTATTAGAAACATGAGAGTGAAATCTAATGTGGCCGACATTGGCGGAGATCTATATTACTTCGGAAACACATACGGAAATATCAATCCGTACAAGGATGTGAAGAATATGGCCGACTTGGTTAAGTTCGTAGTCAAGATTGACGAAACTATGAGTAAGCTAGTAAAACAACACGTCACTGACATCACTGTATTGAATCTCAGCAAATTAATGCACGATGCCCCTACTGCAGAGAAACTACTTACTTCAAATGACGTGGTGTATCCTGATTATACTGTTGAGTTGGTTGACAGTGAGTACTTGGATATTGAGATAGACGACGACCACTCAACTATTACTACAAAAGATGAACTTCGAGTTGAGAAGGTCGGACATTTTGACTTAAAGAAGCTATTCAAGATGGAATATCTCAATTCGTTGTATCTAGTTAAGATGTCACATCGTAGGGATCTTGATCTTAGAGGTATAATGAATCTACTACCTCAATTAGAGTCTAGTAAGCAGATTGACATTATCCATGTGATTGACAGTCACGATAGTTTGACCGTCTGCCTTCACATCCCTGAGAATATGATCCCAAAAGTATTCGGCTATAAATTAAAAAAGCGAACCGCTAGGGTTCGCATTGATGATTTAACTTCTATCTATATCTCAGAGTCGGTCGAGGGCTGATACATTCTCGAAGATAATTCCGAGAACCTTAGTATCCGTCATGTATGCTTCAGTTAACTTCTTGTACTCTGTCTTCAGTGCGCTTCTTGTATTTGCTCTGAAGTTATTATTGTACTCAGTCAACTGCCCATTCAACTTCAGGTGATCGTCAATGATCTGGATTATCAGGGGATTAGGGTCGATCCTAGGGCGAACTTGCTTTGCCTTAGTGAACGCCTCTTCGATGGTGTCTCCAGCCGCTATCATGCTTCCAATCGCCATTGCAGGGGATCTAGATACTCCTAGCTGGCAATGAACTAGTAGATTGTTCCCTGACTTGATTGCACTGGCTCCGAAATTGATACCCTTAACCACTTCTTCGGTAGTAGGTGCATCTGCTTCTGAGGTATTGGTGGTGTCTTCCATGTTGAGCTTCAGCCAATTAGCTTGATTTCCCCAGTAAGTAGGGTTCAGACTCATTACAGAAGGAGTAAATCCATATGCTGAATCTACAACCTTGTAATTGGATAGGCAGGACATCAATTTCTTAATGTCGAACTGCTCGATGAATGGTGGGACTTCGTGTACTCCGCAGATTCTTACTTCACTCACTGGAGCCTCGAAGTGAACTTCTCAAGAATAGCTCTGATCTTCGGTGCCGATTGCTTAGTTGCATCATCTGGACACCAATAGTCGATGTCATTATCGGAAAGTACCTGAATTGCCTCGTTGAGAGCCTTGTAAGCCTTATTCCTAGCGGCAGATACAGAATCCAAGTCCTGATTGTATACGTCGGCACCCTGAAGACCTTCGCCTCCGATCTTTTCAGCAAGCTCTACAATAGATTTGCCTGCAAGGGCCTTATCTTTGTACTTGTTGATGAACTCGTCGTTAATCTCAAGAGGTGCTTTCCTATTACGGAGACTTTGATTATATGAAGGTGCAGTCTCAGGCGAATGCCTTAGGACTCCATCGTCGTCAGCCATCGGGGCATTAGCTCCGATAGATTCGGCCATTGCCACTAGATTTAATGCGCTACTTCCCATAGACTTTATTTATCTCCTGTTAATTGATTTCTCTTACCGATGTCAGGTATATCCCCGAAATAACTGCATTCTTGAAACATGCAATGAATACTCTTTCTGATTTCGTTTCTTTATCCATAGCAGAAAACTTCACAGCATGGTCTGCCATGTGTGAAGTTTCTAGTGTAATCAGTAATTTGTTGATGATCCTAGGGTCTTTTAGGCCATTAGGTCCGCAGTACGCCCTTATGCAGAGTAAAGGGGTTGCACTTGCTACAAGTACCGGGAAATTCACATTAATGAGTCCACTTACTCAAAGGACAAGTTGCTTTATCGTATGTGACTTTCTTTCGTAGTTCTGAATCAGCCCAATACTTAGTCTTAGGACATCCGCACTTCTTACAGTAGTAATATGGATTATCTACCGGGACTCCATTTACGTCTAGTAGATTGTTTTCGTTTCGCTTTTCGACAAGCATCCAGTCGCAGGAGAAGCAAGTTGCCAGTCGTTGCATCTGAACTTCGGGTATTGCCTCTCCGCCGAACTTAGCTTCCAAATATGATGCCGCTTTTCGCATACCGTTGAGTATCATTTGTAGAATCCTTCGTCTTTCCATCTATCAATTACGTCTTGACTGACAAATCCCTCTTCAATATATACTTGCGCGTCTTTTTCAGTACATTCCATGCGTTGCATGACAGTTTGAACATCTTCGTCCTGCCAAGCCTTGACTACCTTACCATTCTTGACATACTTGTAGTTAAACCTAGGGAGTTTTCTGATCAAATTGGCAGTAATCTGTGCTCGGACTTCTTCCGGCACAGAAGACCATTCATATGAATTGATAAAGTCAAACGCCCTGAGACTATACATCTTCAGATTGCTCGACAATGTGCGGTTAGTCAAGAAGGTATTATATCCTTCAGTGCTAGTTCCGCCTGCCTGTATGTTATTGATGAACTCCCAAGGGGCTACGGACATGCAAGTACTCCAACTACTGACTCTACAGCTTTCTTAGCATCTCTCTTCTTCATGTAGTGAGGTGCCATTTCAACTGGAGCAGTTTCGTAGTTATTCAGGTTTATCTCTTTTGAAGTTCCGATCCGCTTGACGAAATAGCCCCATGCAATTTTGCCATCCCTAGTTTCCTTCGGGAATATAGCCGCAACGTCCTTATTGTCCATGACGTATTTGTAAGTTGCGATTTCATGAGTTACTTTTGACCAGCGGCCACTAGTTTTCTTTACTTTAACCTTAGGGGTTGTCATTACATCCCCTTCAATATGTTTTGTAGTTGAGCTAGTTTATCTTCAGCCGCAATCCTACGAGCAATCTCGTCAGCACATTTAGCTTCTACTACCTGATTGATGATTTCGTATATGTCAAGAAGATACACTGGAATATTGTCAGGAGTGAGGTCTTCCTTGTACTTTTCCTTGCGACTCACCTTTGGCGTGCGAGGCTCGTCAGAGTCGACCTTCGGCTCTCTGGGCTTCCGTGCCTTCTTAGGTTCCTGATAGGCTTGAGGGCCTGCTCCGGGGTAATTGAGCGGGTTGTTCTGGGCGTTCTGAGGTGCCGCCTGACTGCCAGCGCCAGTGTTCACGAGCCTAGCTACAATATTTCTAATTGCGTCAAAAAAAGGCGGCACTTCTAGACCCTCATTTTCAATTTCCCCTGCTTGATCCATTAAATGATCTTCAATAGAAAGAAGATCGTCCTTGGTTAGTTCAACCCCTGTGACGATTGCTCGGATAAGATGTGAGATCGAACCCACTGTCTCATGCTCAGCTATTTGCTGTAGGAATCTAATTTCTTGCGGATTCAGTGCGTATGCCATTGTAAACCTCTCGTGATATTTTAACAGAAAAAAGCCCTCGGGTAGAGGGCCATCTCCTTAGAAGACTGACTTGATATTCTCTCGATCAGGTATGAGATCCTTGTCTTCGACAATTTCAATCGGACCTTCAAAGATCGCGAGAATCTCATGATATGGCACTGACTCCAACCTCTTAGCGACATCGGGTACCTTAATTGGAGTTGCGTTATAGTAGTTGTACAATACTACGTCACCCACAGCCAACTTAGGTTCGATCATCACTCCTGCAATGTTCGGGATAGGATCGCCAACCGCAAGGATAATACCCTTTACGAATCGGCCATCTTCACTATTAGTACCTGCAAGAATAAGGTTTCCCTTTTTTTCATGCGAGATTCTCTCGACGATTACCTTACTTCCAAAGGGTCTAACTCCAATACTACTCATGACATCTCCTTATCTATGTTGTCATCTGTAGATATTGTAGCAAATCATTTCTGTTAGGGGATTCTTGAATATTCTTTCTAAGTCTACGAACTGCACGTTCGCTTAGTGCTTTGAGTCTTGCAGTTTTCATGTTCATCTTACTTGAAATTTCATCATATGAGAGAATTTCACCAGTAAGGCCGTACCTATACCTGATTACTTGAGATTCGTCATGTGGAATACACGAAAGCATCTCGTCGATCTGAACTTTGACCCGTTCACGATACAACACATCTTCAGGAGACTCGAAAGTACTCTGTTCGATGGTGTCTGCGATAGTATAGTCACCATCTTCGTTCAATGGGGCGTCGATATTGCAAACCCTAATCCCTAGATCTTGTTGCTTATTTGCAGGTTGACGAATAAATCGACGATTGTCTCGATGGTACTTTGAGATTGCCTGCCTGATCCAAAATACCGCATATGACATGAAAGTATTAGGGCTAAGAGGGTCGAACCTGTCGATTGCCTCAATTAGCCCTGACACTCCTTCAGCGATCATCTCTTCCATGGTGAAAGATTCGTCAGAGTAATACCTATTAGCTACCAATCTAACGAATCTCATGTTAGAGACTACAAGCTCATCCTGAGCCTCTTTGGACCCTAACTTCGCAAGCCTGACTAATTCCTTTTGGATTTGCGCGTTGTATGGGGTTCTAGTCAGTAGAGAATCGACTCGATTAGTATGTCGCACATGAACCTTTCTGTTCGTTCATGCACAAGATACTATGTGAACTCTCCGATGTCAACCATGAAGGTAGGGGTGCCAGTGCCCAAATATCCACCTGATACGTTGAACTCGAAGTACTCTACCGCATCCAAGTAATCCATACCATGAAAATCCTGCAGGACTTGAATACATTTCACAGTATCATAGCTGACCGAATATTCATTGAACTTACAACCTAACCGTTCTAACAAATCTATGCAAAACTATGCAAAGCATGATTTTGCGATTTGAATTCTTGTTTCATAGACGAACACTGTTCCGTTAGGAACTGTAACCTTTCATCTCCACAAGCGTAACTTTGGCTGGAACTCAGCCTAGTTGAGCTTTCGCTCAAGTGTTTATCAATCACCCAGAGTCCAAGATATTGTAGATTCTTTGCGGCATTGACATCTCGATCAAGATGTGTTCCACATGAACTACAAGTCCACTCTCTGTCTGATAGTTTTAATTCATTGTGCTTATGTCCACAGATTGAGCAATACTTTGAAGAAGCATAAAAGGTTGGAGCCATTATTAAATGGATTCCATTCCAACCACACTTGTATTTCAAAGTATCCTTGATCTTACCAAAGGAAGAATCCAAAACAGCACTAGCTAGTTTATGATTCTTGGACATGTTCTTTGGTTTTAATGTTTCAATAACTATGACCTTTGGCTTGGTTCTCACCAAAGATGCCGTCAACTTATGCACAGCGTCATTGCGAATGTCCGCAACTCTCTTGTGAACTCTTGACAACTTTGTTATTGCTTTCTGCTTATTCTTGCTTCCTTTAGCTCTGCGAGAAACCATTCTTTGATACCTTTTGAGTTTCACTAAATGTTTCTTGTATGCTTTAGGATTCTCGAACGTCTCACCTTCCGAGGTGATCGCTAATTCTTTTATACCTAAGTCTACACCAAGAATATCACATTCTTCGATGGATTCAATTGAAGCCAACTTTGGATCTTCAACTGTTTCAGGCAACAAGAATGAAACATACCATCTATCGCACTGTCTTGAAACTGTAGCTTGTGATAGCAAGCATTTACCTTCAAGAATTGGATAGTTCTTTTCTTTTAGTCTAATCTTTCCTAGATTTGGGAGTTGAACATAGTCTGATGCAATGTAGACTGAACCTGTCAATCTAAATGAATCTCTCTGCCCACGTTTCTTAAACTTTGGATAACCAGACTTCTTTGAAAAGAATCGCTGAAATGCTATCTGCAAGTCGCGTAATGATTCCTGTCCACAGCACTTTGA